CTTGACTAGCAGTACATTTACTCAAAGCAGTATCAAGTGACGCCACAGGTTTATCTTTAGTCCCTTTATTCCCATTATTTCCCTTGGTAGCATGAACAAAGAAAACAGATCCAGTTGATACCGGACCAATAACAGGCAGCACAGGAATCCCAAAACTGGAAACCCCATTAGGAAAATTTGTAAGTCCCATAATCCACTCCTTCATAAGAGCAGCTACCTCCCCCGAAGAGGAGGCAACCAGATTAGTTAAAAAACAAATACTTGGCGTTCATCAATGAACAACCATTAGTTACGCCGGTTCAGAACCAAAAATTCCCCTGGGGTCAGTCCAACCAAAGCTGCCACGGAACGTAGCTTTGAACTTCGCATTTTCAGTATCGAAATCATTCTCGGTACCGAAAGCATCAGCGCGACGTTCCATATACTTCAGGCCGTCCGGGCAATTGGTTTTAATAAACCAGTTGTTAGAATCCGTAAGGTAATGATTTACAGCAATGCCTTTAGGAAATTTCTTCGAAGCACGCAAAGCATTAACATCATTGTTCGCAGTGCCTGACTGACCAAGAGATTCCAAAATCCGCATAGCTTCAAATTCCAAAGCCGGAGGAATAATCAACTGTTGCGGCATAATAGCAATGGTAAGGCCACGATCAGTTTTAAGAGCAGCGATATCAATACAAGCTTGCTCAAGAGCTTCTTCACTCAGATCAGCAGCAACCTCAAGCTCATTCCGCCATGTTCCGCCAGACTTATTCGGATGATCAGTAGCACACAATTCCTTACCATCCGAATTAGCGCCCATAGTATAAGAACTATTGAACGCCCGATTAAGTACGTTAGCACCGATGATTTCTTTCGTCTGCCGAATGGAAAAAGCCAACGCATTGGCACGACGCAGCGCGACAGTTACAGCAATACCATCTTCATACATTTCACGAGTGATGATAAAGCCAAGACCGTAGGTGATGTTAACGTAACGATTAACAAAACCCTGTTCTTGCGAATCATAGGCAATACCGCCACCCTCAGTTTTAATTGCAGCCAAGCCGAAACCAGTCACGCCAGCTTCTTCTTCATAAGCCCGACCAGATTTAACAGTTTCAAAAATTTCTTTATATTCAATAGGGTATTCTTTGTACTTAGTTCCAAACCAAGTACGAACACCAGGAACAAGATCTTTTGCAAAATTACTAGTTGAAATAACGCCCATTATATCACCTCCTTAAACGTCAACCACAGTGACTTGTTCACGATATGCGTGCTCGGCCAACAGCACTTCCCATTTACAGTGAATACCAATTGCATTATCAGGACGATTTACCGCACGCATAATACGAAGCTGCCCTGCGGTATCGGTACTTACATCACTGGTATCTAGTTCCATGCCAGATTTACCAGTAGTAGTATCGCCAGAACCAACAACGACATTTGCAGCCAAACCAACAGAAGTTGCAGCAATGTAAGCATCACTGGCACTGTCTTCTTGGACTTCAAAAATAACGAAAGGATCATCAACTACAAGAGCATACATTGCAGTAGCTGCAGCACGATATTTCATATTCGGGTTATCAGGATTACCCATAACTTCAGGCTGAAGCCCAAAACCAATTACAACGCCAACATTGGTAACATCGCCAGCAGCTGATTGAGCTACCGTAGGATACATACCAGTAGCATCAGCAGAGCCAGCCAACTTTACAACATCACCAATAAAGGTAGCCGTATTATCACTTGACGGAATATAATATACGTTAGCTTTCCCATTCCAGGGAGCGCCGCTCAAATGTTTAACCGGAGTGAGTCCGGAGGGCCGATCAGAGTTTGCCATTTTTTCACCTCACTAAATAAAAAGTTATGAAATATTTACCTGACCAACAAGACCATCAGCGCCAGGTTTATCAACAGTTCTACGAACTTCATTTTCTTTCTGCGTAATCTTTTCCTGCTCAGCATTGTAATCCTCGTAATAATGTTCTTCAGGAATCTCCATTAAAACTTTTACTTGGCCATCTCCTTGTGAAGTTACTGGACTTCCAAGTTGGTTAGGTCGCCCAATTTTAGGATCACCAACTTGTACAGCCCCCTCCACGATGGAATAGCCAGCAGCTATGAATTGTTGAATTCTGTCTTTTTTGTCATTGACAAATCGACGTTTATATCCTGGCCTTTTTGGAGCAGTTAGAATATTCCTTGACCCTAACCGAACTCTTTTGCGTGTCTGTTTGACAGGTTTTTCTTCAACTTTTTTGGGAGTATTCTCAGTCATTTTTATCCCTCCTGCATCTTTGCAATATCAGCAATGTATTGTTCCTCAGTCATAATCCCTTGATTTTTAAATTGATTCATGATCATCATTTGATCAGGTGTTAGGTCTGCTTTAGTAAATTTTTGGCCCGCAGAATTTTTAACTCCTTCAACTGGACTCGCTGGCCCAACAGGCTTTGCCTTTGTCTTATTTGCTGGCGCTGCAGGAGATTCAAATCTATCTGGAAATACTTCAGCAACTTTTTGGCGAATAAGAGAATAAACTCTTTCAAGTGGCGCACCTTTATATTGTTCAGCAACTGTTTCAGCAAAATTAGCCATTTCAGGATCAGTCAAATACCATTGATTATCTTTAATCCAGGCGTCATAAACTGGATTAGATGATTCTTTTGATTTAGGCGTTGGCGTAGTTAAATCTTTTTTAATATCATCAATTTGCTGATCGATTTTATCTACTTCATCTACGTCGGCAAGCTCGACAGCTTTACGCTTCTGCTCTTTTAAAGCATTAATTTCAGCCTGCATACGTTTAACTTCAGCTTTATAAACTCGTTCATTATGTTCTTTTAAAGCATCAACAGAATTTTGAACATTGAGCAACTGATTCTTTAGATCTACATTATGATCTTTCATTGTATCTTGAATTTCGCGGGACTTCAAGATATAAGTTGCTGCATCAATTGCATCCGCGCCCTTATAGTTAGGGTTCCAACCGATTTGAGTTGCTAAATCTTCGATGGTTACTTCAGCAGCCTGAGTTTCTTTTACAGCTGGCTTTTCTTTTACATCTGGTTCTTCTACAACTTTTTCCGGTTCCTTAATAGGGTCTTCAACTATATCTTCAGTAGGTGTTACTACCGACGTTTCAGCAATGATATCCTCAATAAATTCTTCGCCCATTATTCTTCCTCCTCAAAAATCAACTTTGCTAAGATATCGTTATCATTAAGCAGAGTGTAATCAACGTTATCTTTTCCTTGAATAACTTTACCTGCATACCTACCATAACTTACACGATCACCTATGGAAGCCCAAGGAGTGCCATCGTCAATATCTGACCAAGCTGTAGCACCAATAGCGATTATAATTCCAGATGTTGCTGCTGCCTGCTCTTTATCGCGAGCTGTATCTGGAAGAACAAGTCCAGCTTGCTTTGCTGAGCGATAAGTTTTATCTGCTTCTTCGATATCATCCGGCAATATTAGGATGTGGCCGCCAGTAGGGTAAATTCCTGATTTGTTTTCTACCTTCATTGTAAGCTCCTTATTCTTCTGGTTGTTCTTCATCCTCGTAAGTAAGGTTCAATAGTTGATTAAGTCCCTCAATTTGGCCAATCACCTTATTTGTCTGGCCATGCGTAACTTGGGCTTCGTAACCAATTGTTGCCCCTTCTGATAAATGAGTTACTAAAATTTGTTTTGCCCTTTCAATTTCTTCATACACTTCAATTGTTACTGGATGCGTCTTCCACTCAACAAACTGCTCCTTTGTGACCATAACCTTTTCCTTTCGTTTAACTATTCAAACGCCTCATCAAGTTTTTTCTTTTTATCTTTTGGTTTTTCAAGATAACTGCCAGCCTTACCTTCCCAAGGTGAAGGCGTCTTATCTTCTTCTTCTTTTTTCTTCTTCTTTTTCTTCGGATCTGTTAGTGTTTCTAAAAAAGTTTTAACTTTACTCATTTTATTTTTCTCCTATTCTTGTGGTCCTGCAGGAGCTTTGCCAACTGATTGTTGACTTCTACCAAGCTGAATTTGGTTCAATATCTGAGCTTCACTTTGATCAAGTTCTCTTTCACTTTGCATTATGCCAGCATCAATTTTTCTTACCCCGCCAAATTCTTTTTCCATCCGAGCGTAGTTAAGTTCAGTCTCTGAAATAAGTTTTGCTATTTTAGCATCAAGTTCTTCTACTTTCTTTTGCATTTCTTGCATTTGCAATTGTTCGGCTGGATTCTCTTGATTTTCATCAGGT